ATTTACTTAAATCAAACCGAACAAATATCTTCTTTTGATCTGCTTTTTGTTGTGAGGGATATTCTTTAATGGAACATATTTTACCAATATGGGATTTTTTCAATATATCGCTTACATAGGATAAAGAATAATGTTTGTGGATACACGGAATACATAGTGTTAAATACATTTTTTTATTTACCATGTGATTATTTACTATAATCAATTTTATCATAAAGACTGGGAAGTCATTATGATATTCCCGCCGTAAAAGAGTTTACGCTGTATCGCCTATAGATTTTCAAACCTTAGGAACTATTACATTTTCTATACATTCGACTCAACGTGATGTTGCGATACAATGTTATTAGTTACCTATTCTTTAACTATTTATACTTTAAATATATAATGTTACGCGTGGCGTTTATTATTCCGGTGAAAATAGATGTTTTGAATGAACAGTCCAAAATATTTACATTAATTCAGAATTTTTTTAATACCAGAAATCACCGGTATCAATATAATTTTTATTTAGGATTTAATTTCCAAGACCCGTGTTTAAACAATATTCACATTTTTAATCGATTTATGGGTCCCCAATTTACAGTACGTTGTTTTGAATTTGAACCAACCATAAAAACCGGTCATTTAACGGTTATGTGGAACAAATTATTCGAAACGAGCTTCCATGAAAATGATTATTTTTATCAGCTAGGTGACGACATATTATTTGATAATTATAACTTTCTCGATTTATATATTGACACATTACAAAAAAGTCATAATGTAGGAGTCACCGGATATTTAACAAAAAACGGCAATACGAAAATATTGACCCAATCTTTTGTGTCCAAGAAACATTTCGATATTTTCGGTTTTTATTTTCCGGAATCCATTATTAATTGGTTTTGTGATAACTGGATAAGTGATGTATATAGAAAACATAATTTATATTTTCCTTTAGCAAATAAAATCGTAAATTCGGGTGGTAAAGAACGATATGTAGTGAATCAAAGTCCAAATAATTATTTAATGGAACTCGATAAAGGAGCCCAAATTTTACAAAACTATTTGAATCGATATTTATTGCATGAACAATCTAAAAAACGCGTATCCAGAATGACTAGTTTAAAGAAGTTAAATATTATGTAATGGTCAATATAAATGGAAGAAGAACTAGATTTAACTTGGACACAATCAATTGTCGATGAATTGGAGAGTGAGAAGTGCGCACCATGTTTACCTATCAAACAACTTTGTTTATATTGTGTTTTTATTAATGGAAACCAAGAGGCTGTTTCTATACAAAAAGAATTCGTGGATTTAGATGAAAATGACAAGGGAACTTATTTATCGGAAGGAAATATTTTACAGATTATTCAAAAATACAAATCTGAAAACAGTGTTCGCTACGGATTTGATTGCTTGGAAATGTTTGGTATAGACATGGATCCTTCTCAATTACATGAGTTCTTGGAAGATCACGAAAGCTTTCTCCATAAACATGTTTATCATATTCCTCAAAACATATATATTGGGCCCAGTGTCTTTGTATTTCACGATTCACATTGCGGATATATGTATTTTTATGAAATGGAAAAGGTTACCGAACCCTTGCCATCGATTTTGAAGAAAAAGGACAAGAGATATACTAAGAAGCGAGTGCGCATTTCACCATCGTTACCCTCCAGATATAGTAATAAAACCAAGAAGGCCATTGAAATCCCTTCAAACGAAGAAATTGTGAAAACAATATAATGACGTTGTCATAGTAAAACATATTACTATGAAAACACGAAGCGACCTTCTCCTCACGGAATCGTGGAATCATATTCATCATGGTGGTTGCGAAAAGTCGTTTTTACAATTGCTTAAGCATGCTCAAAATGATCGTGAAGCATTGGAAAAAGCCTTTGTAATGACCTTTTATTGTCGTGATATTTCGCATGGTCTTGGAAAACGCGATTTGTTTTATGAAATGATTGTTCAATGGCATGAAGTTTTTCCCCTTTTGTCCAAGAAGATATTGTCTATTGCCTTGGAAAGTTATGAACCATTTCCTTATGGGAGTTTTCGCGATATATTTGGACTATTGAACTACTTAAAACATGAAATTGGGGCCAGGGAAGACCACCCTCTTCTCGTGTGTGTATTGAAATATTTGTATAATTGTTTTCGTAATGAATGTACTTATTTTCGTGTTCATAAGAAATGTGACACGCCATTGGTGAAATGGATTCCGAGTGAAAAATCGCGGGGTGGTTGGATATATGCGTTATTGGCTCATAAATATTGTCATCCGCGTGACAAATTCGGGGATTTTCGCAGTATAGATGTTTCGAGTGAAAACAAACGATCTTTGCGGAAAGTGGTGTCGCGTTTGCGCGGCTCTATGAAATTACCTTCCTCGCTTATTGCCGAAAAGAAAATTGATAAAGTGCACTTGAATCAAGTTTGTAGTCCGAATCATTTGCTCCATTATCACCAGTTTTTCCTTGAAAGTGACCAGAATGTATGTTTCCGCTATTTTTTGATGAAATATTTGCTGCGTCGATGTGATCAGAAATACGTGACGCATTATAAATTCCAGCGCATTTATGATTTGCCGTATGTATTTTCGCCGATTTCAGGGAAATTGGTGCGACGTGGTATTGACTTCTTGGAAACATTGAAACAAAGAGACAGGGAAGATACTATGGTAGAAGGTATTTTGTTTGAAACATCCACTTTGTTGCAATTGCTTTGGAAGAGTAATATGCTTTCTTGGATACGGAAGTATCAGAACCACGAATGCGACGTGGTTTTGGCGTTGGACGAACATATAACTTCCCAAAAATCATGTATGAGTATAGCGATTGCCATGATGTTGAGCGAAACAAATCAAACATTTTCCTTTTATTATACAAATGGATTTTTAATCGAGAAAGTCGAGTATATGAAAGGGGGTACTTTCATCGAACGTTTGCAACTCATTGTGAAAAATATTGGGGAAAAAATTGTTCCTATGGAACAGGAAACAGCTGTTTCATTGTGGTCTTCTATAAAGTCCATGAATTATAGTAAAACAGACACTTCAATTTTGGTATTTCGCGGGCAGTGTTCCATGGAGTCGTCCAAAAAATTTGTTGGACACGGTGGAGAATACAAAACGGATAATCACATGTATGACGCTGTTTTGGGACATAAACGATACGATTATGTCCGAAAACGGTATAATAATATATTAACCTTTTGCTAAGGGGTTTCTCAATTTCTTTTCTTCCAACATGGTTTTCACATCATTTTTCTCCAATGTGCTGAGTGTTTTCTTGTAATTCGCATCGCTCGCTATATTTGCTGCAATGAAATCCTCTAAAGTGCGGAAACTCGTCTTGGTTACTTTGATGAAAAAGGATCGAATACTTTCTCTACATGCGGGTGCATGTGGACGATCTTTTGGAAGCGCCAATATACTTTCTTTCAACCATACTATATATTGTTTAAAGAAATGCACACTGATCAAGTCTTTTGACGTATCTGTAAAGGTCATTTTCACCGCGTCTTGGACTTGATTTTGCAAATTATCGGCTTTTTTCACAGGGATTTCCTTGGTTTCTTTTTTCAAAAAATCGAGAATGTTTGCGCTTTCCATTAATCGAAGCATCATCACATTGACACTATAAGAATCCCATGATTTCTTTTCGGCCTGTAAATAGACCCATATGTCTTTCCATGTTTTCTTTTTACTTTCCCAAGAGTTAATAAGTTCATGGTATTTCTTTTCTAAGGATGTAAGATCTTTTTTGGTAAACAATTCTGCGTTTTCGAATAAATCGTTGTTTTCCAGGAACATTTTCACGATCTTTTTCATTTCTTCAAAGTGGGATCGTTCTACTTTTTCCTCCCATTTTGCTTCGTCTGCTGCTTCGTATCCGGTTTTTTCCACGTTTAAAGGTTGTATATATCTTGCTACAAAGCTGAGTAATTGTATGTCGATGTTCCATGGACTATATGCTTGGGTACTAATACCAAAAGGTTTCTTTTTATTGGATTTGTATTTGGAAAATTCGAGATCGCTACTGTTAATTCCAAGACCAAAATCAATAAGAACAAATACTTTGTTGGTTTTGTGATACATAATATTGTTGGATTTGATGTCCATATGAATGACGTCATTGTTGTTCAATGTGTCGACGCTTTTTAACAAATAATTGTGAATACCAATGAAATTCATAATGAATTTTTGTATGGATGCGGGATTGTGGATGGTTTTTTCCAACGATTCACTGAAAACTTTGGCCAATGTTTTCTTTCCCACATAATCCATTGTATTGGATACAAATTTCTTTTGCAAATTGTTTTGCACAACGTCGCATTGTTTCAATTCTTTTTCATCTATTTCGGATAATGTAATGGGCTGTGAACGAAGCAATGGTGCAAAGAAAAAGGGGTAGTTGCGAATGGTTTGGATTTTTTTCCCGATGTTTATTTCGTTTTCTGTTTCTTCGTTTGCTTCTTGGATTTTACTAACTTGTTTTTCATTCACTTTTCCTTCAAACGATTTATCAAACAACGGAGGTCTATATACGCAACCATACGTACCTTTTCCTATTAATTTTGTCTTTTTATCCATTATTTATATTATTGTGTGATAATAATATATGAGTCATATAACTCATCCATGCGTTCTCCTCTAAACCTCTATTTTGAATAGAGGTATTTTTGCTTGAACATTTTATCAAATTCATTGGTGCATTTTTCGAATGCCTTCACATAAGGTTCACATACGAATCGATCTTCGAAATGTTCTCGCAAGCAAGTTTCTACTGCATGGTGATGTTTTTCGCAAGTTTCCCTGATTTCTACGTCGTATTTTTGTTCGAATGATCTGTATCTCATTTGTTTATTTGTATTACCTTGATATACAAATAAACCTTTTAAAACGCTATCTATAGGAATCGAACCTATGACCTCACGATTAACAGTCGTATGCTCTAACCAACTGAGCTAAGACAGCTTTTTTGACGCGTTTTTATTCGACACCCCCTTTTTTGCCCCTACCCGTCTTTCAATGCAATATCATTAATCATTTATTACAATGAAAGATTTTGCAAGCCCCCCTTTTAAAAGAACGCTGATTCTCTTTTCCCCGCTTACAAAAGTGAGACCCCGTAATGAACCTATTTTTTTATTTTTTTGAAGTGTTCATTTGATCCCTCCTATTTTCCCGATTATGCATTATGTCCCACCCACTCATAACGCTTAGACAGTCCAGCGACATGATCTCGTCAAAACTTACTGTCTCCTTTGAGAGCTCCTGCCCGGATTCGAACCGGGGTTTTGGGATTCAAAGTCCCAAGTGATAACCACTACACTACAGGAGCCGTGTTTCTTCCCCTGCCGGGAATCGAACCCGAACCTCGGGCTTGAAAGGCCCACATCCTAACCGTTAGACTACAGGGGAAGCAGTTTACTTCCCCCTTAATAAAAGTTTTACGACATTATGGTCGGCCTTAAGCCCCACCTCCCCGGATTTCTCGCTTAAGACTATGAAACACCATTTAACGAAGGGGTAATGTTTCTCCATTTCCTCTGGGACTTATCGCTCTAGGCGAAGGGATGTCCCGTCCCCTACCCGATGCAGGAATCGAACCTACCTCTACCAGCATAAATGGCCGGTGCTCTACCATCTAAGCTAATCGGGTGTGCTCACATGCGGGCTCGAACCGCAGACCTTCGGCTCATAAGACCGATGCTCTAACCAACTGAGCTA